AGCTTACAACGAAGATGGTTCGGTTCATCAAAAAGGAATGTACATTGAATCTCAAGATGGAAAACTATTAGTCCATTCTTATTGGAGAGACGATGTAGGAACTAAAGCTTTATATAGTAGAGGTAAGTTAATTTGGATTAAACCAAAAAATCAACCTCGTTATACTTATGAACAGATAGAGTACGAACAAATGAAAGCTGAAATCAAACGATTGAAGGAAATTGTGGCTCTAAATGACTAATCGTAATTCAAAGTGATTAGTAAATAAACCCAACCCCGTAAGGTTGGGTTTTTTGTTTGACACTCGATATGGTTCGCACATTGGGTGTGAAAATCAAAAACCAACTTTTTACTTAATATATACTATAGTTATTCTTTGGACAGTCCGTTGTTTTGTAACATGAGAAAGTTATTTTTCCAAATTAAAACAAAGGAGTAATATATGGAATTTCTTAAAAAGATTGGCTCTTGGGCTAATCATCTAACAGAAATCGGTATAAGTGTTATCGCTTTAGGAGTAGTATTAGAAGTATTATTCAAAGGTGCTAATATTCCTTTCTGGCCTGAGGTATCTGTAGTGGACAACATTATGGGTATATTAGGTGGATTGAGTAACGAAGGTCTACTTGGTTTAGTAGGTGCATTCGTTTTATACCACATTCTTAAAAAGAAAGCTTAAGAATTAAAACCATAACCGGTTAAGATACTAAAACCTCTCAGAAATGGGAGGTTTTTTTATTTCCAATATTTATAGTAAGATAATGTATAAAAATTATGAGTACAGATTTTCAATTATTTCCTGGTAAAAATTTAAGTGGATTGTTTAAAGATATCTACGATAACCAGCAAAATAAGAAACAAAGAATATCAGAACTAAAAAAAAAAAAGAAAAAGGTAATTAGACATTCTGGAGATATGGCAGTGATAGGTCCAATTATAAAAGATTTAGTAGATACATCTGTTAGAAACGATGAATCACTAATTAAGATGGCAGCTATTGCACAAAGAATGATAGCTTCTAAGGATAAAACAATCGGTGAAGATGGATTCCTTACAGATAAAGAAAAAGAACAATTACTCCAACAATTAGAAGATGTAGTTGGTGAAGTTGCGGATGAGCAAGAAGCTAAGGTTGATGAATTGACTAGTGAAGTTGAGGAATTAAAACAAAAGGTAAATAAATAATGGAAAGAAATAGAAGTTCATTTTTTTCAAGAAGAATAATGGATGCTATTACCGATAACGAAACAGAATCGTTTAAAGGTGTAGTAGTTAACGTTATCTTAGATGATGATAACGAATTGGTAAAGGATGGTAAAATTCCAAACGGTAGAGTTGGTTGGATACAATTTTTACCGATGAATAAAAAGTTTTTTTCTGGTACTAAAGGTGATTTGTTTGCATCACCGATGGATAAAAATTTTAATACCTTACCAATCAAAAATGAAAAGGTAGATATAATAGAAACGGCAAGTGGTTACTTTTATAGAAGAGGTGGTGAAAACTTAAGTCCAAACGTAGATACAGCTGATGATGTATTAGAAAGATTATTTAAACCACCAAAATCAAAATCAGGAAATACATCTCAAAATTATCAATCAACATCCAATACTGGTATAGCTAATAAAGATACGTCTGATGATGAGAAAACTGGATATGGTGATGTTTTCGAAGAGCAAGGTAATTTTATTCATCCATTACGATATTATGAAGGTGATTCATTAATTCAAAGTAGATTCGGTCAATCTATGAGATTTAGTGGATACAATAATACCGAAGATTCACTATCACCAACTATTATACTAAGAAACAGAGAAAATGATATATCTCAAAATGAAATAGAAACTGGATTAATAACAGAAGAAGATGTAAACAGAGATGGTTCTGTTATTGTATTATCATCGGGTGATTATAAATTAGATTTCCAACCAGGTGTTGTTGATGATGGTGGTTCATCAAATTTTGAACAAAAACCAAATTCGTTTACTGATTATCCATCAGAACTAATTGGTGACCAAATATTAATTAATAGTGGTAGAGTTATAATATCAGCTAAAGAATCCGAAATGATTTTTTATTCTAAAGGTAATTATGGATTTACATCAGATGGTAGCTTATCAATAGATAATAAAGGTGGGATGATAGTTAATACAGATGATGATGTATTATTTGTAACAAATGGTAGTAACTACACAATAGAAAGTGAGCAGGGTGAAATTCACTTAGGTAATGGTGGCTCTGAAGAACCATTAGTATTAGGTGATACGTTGGTTGACTTACTAAATGAATTATGTTCGGAACTACAAGTAATGAATCACCCAACCCCAGCAGGTCCATCTGGTCCGCCTGTAAACGCCGCTAAATTTGCAGCTATAGCAAGTAAACTAAATACGATACTAAGTAAGAAAAACTTCGTAGATTAAAATGAGTTGGGGTATATTCAAGTCAAATATGAAAAGGTATATGGCTAATCCTGTTGGAGTAGCTACATTAGATGCCTTTGCTAAAAAACTTACATTTGAATATGATATGTGTATGCGTCGGGGTATTCAAGGTATCAACCTATGTACAATCCAAAAAGGAAATGTATCTTTAATGGAACAACTGGTAAAGGTTGCTCTACTACAATGTTTTGCAATACAACAACCAGCATTTCCACCACCAACATCTCCAATAATAAAAAATTTAGGTCCAGCCGTAAAAGCTTATTGGGCTGGTGCAACAATGAATCCATTTCCAATACCACCAATACCAGCTCCTGGTTCAATACAAAATATTGTGGTAACTCAAAATATTTGTATAACTCCTGGCACTTGGCCTGTACCAATTCCCCTACCAGCGGTATTATCATCAAATTTTTTTATTGATATATTTGTACTATCAGCACAAATACATTTATTAACATTAAAGGGAATGATTTATACAACATCTTTATACCCATCGGCACCTTCACCAATACCTGGTCCTGGTATAATTAATTGGAGTGCTTATATCATACCGGGTGGTAGATTACCATCTGATGATAGTGATGATGATGGTGGAAATACTGATGCAAATTCGGATTGGCAATTTGTAGGTACAGAAGAACCTCCAATGAAAAATATAAAGAAATTTAGAGCAAATGAAATTTATAATAGTGGTGATGTGATTGAATCAGGTGGTAAGTATTATATAGCACAAAACCCAGAAAAGAATGGACAAAGGTGTTGGAACATCCCATTCTAAGACTAAAATATTATTAGTGTATATTTATATTAAAACAGAAAACAATTATGGATTCGAAAAAATTAGTAAAAGTAATCAAAGCGTTAGTAGAAGCTGAGGTATCTAAAAGACAAGAAGTTTTTTTAAAGAAAACTTTTCCTAAAATTTTAGATGAAGCAGTAAAGGCAAGAATGAAAACTATTACTTCTAATAAAACAGAAGAAATAGACCCGTTTTCATTAGCTAATGCAGTATTAGATGAAGATAGAAAAGAATCTCAACCAGTTGTTGAGAATCAAACATATACTAAGAACCCTATGTTAAACCAAGTACTAAACGAAACTCTTCAGAGTGGTGTTACTGATACAATGGATAAAACAGTTACATTTGGAACACACAATGTTATGGCTGCTGGTGGAGGAACACCTGTAGGACAAAGTGGTATCCAATCTTTTAGAGAAGAAATGGCTCAAAAGATGGGATTACAACCAATGGGACAACAATCAGCACCACAACCACAAGGTTTAGGAGTACAGACTGGTGTGCCTGGTTTAGACAAGATTCTTAACAGAGATAATTCAGAGCTTGTAAAAGCGATGACTAGAAAAAGAGGAGTAGGAGCATAAGATGGCTTATGAGTTGAATAAAAAAATTGTAATTGATACTGAGGAGTTTAACAACTACGCAGTAGGTATTACTCTACCAATACAAAAGGGAGATGAAGGATACTTCAGACAATCTTTTAGAACATTCGACCAAGTCCGTTCCAACTTAAAAAATTTATTACTTACCAAAAGAGGAGAAAGAATATTTCAACCAGACTTTGGAAGTGGGTTACATGATTTGTTGTTCAATCCTGCAACAGAGAAATTTGAAGAGGATTTGGAAAACACTATTAATGGTGCAGTAGCTAAGTGGTTACCTTATGTTATAGTAGAAGATATTAATATTGATATAAGTAAAGAGATGACTGATAATAATCAAGCTAAAGTATCTTTGAAGTTTAGACAAGAAGGAGACCAAACGTTAGATACACTAACATTTTTGGTAGAGGAATAATATGGCATTAAATAATCAAATAAAAAGTTTTAAGGATAAGGGTAGGGATATCAAATATCTTAATAAAGATTTTGTAGATTTTAGAACTAACCTAATCGAATTTGCTAAAACTTACTTCCCAACAACGTATAATGATTTTAATGAATCATCTCCAGGTATGATGTTCATTGAGATGGCATCATATATTGGTGATGTATTAGGATATTACATAGATGATACATTAAAAGAATCATTACTGACTACTGCTGAAGATAGAGAAAATATATTTGAGTTATCTAAGATGATGGGTTACAGAGCCAAAGTAACTTCACCAGCCACAACCAAACTAAGTGTATTCCAATTGATACCATCAAGAAGATTAACTAATCCAATCTCATCGGGTGATTTAGCATTTGAACCTGATACTGATTATTATCTAAGAGTAAAAGAGGGTATGGAGTTGGATGCTGATGGTGTACAATTCAGAACAACAGAATTATTAGATTTTGCGGATGCAGAAGATAGAGAGATAACCGTATATGAAAGAGATATAGATACTAATAATCCTAAATTTTATTTAGTAAAAAAATACGTTGATGTAATATCAGCTACGGAAAAACAAATAGAAATTACATTTGGTTCATCTCAAGAAGAATATGCAAGAATAGATATACCTGATACAAATATAATAGATATCTACGATGTTAGAGATGCTAATAACAACAGATATTATAAAGTACCATACTTAGGACAAGAAATGGTTTATGTGGAGTATTCAAATACCGAAGGACAGGATAAAGATTTGTTTCAATTTAGAGATTCAGTAGCATCTATTTTAAAACTTATAAAAACTCCACGAAGATATAAAGTAGTTACAAATCCAAATGGTACAACTACAATTCAATTTGGTAGTGGTGATGGTGGTAAAAATGATGAACTATTAATTCCTACATTTAAAAACGTTGGTTTAGGGTTAAATAACTCAATAGATAAGTTAGGAGCATCATTTGACCCATCGAACTTCCTACTTACTAAATCATATGGGCAATCACCAAAGAATACTGTAATGACTGTAAAATATTTAGTTGGTGGTGGTGTAGAATCAAATGTTGGTCAAAACAAAATACAAAGAATTACTAAAGTTGAGTTTGATGAAGATTTATCAGCATTCGATGATGGAGCTAGAAACCTTTATTCTACTGTAAAAAATTCATTAGCAGTAGATAACGAACAACCAGCAACTGGTGGTAGAGGAGCAGAAACATTAGAAGAAATTAGAGAAAATGCTATAGCTAACTTTGGTTCACAAAACAGAGCAGTAACATCAAAAGATTATCAAGTTAGAGCATTATCAATGCCACCTAAGTTTGGTAACATTACAAAGGCATTTTGTGCAGCAGATGGTCAATTAGATGATAACTCACCATCTTCTATACTTGCTTCACCAACCGCATTGAATGAATTTTCTAAGTTGGTGCAAGATTTACAAGCTGATGGTAAGAATACTGATAAGCAAATTAAAGAACAAGTTTCTAAATTCTTATCAAATAAAAAATCAAATATAAAAGAAAAGAATAATCCATTTGCAGTAAACTTATATGTTTTAGGATATGATTCTAATAAAAAATTAACTTCTCTTAACAGAGCAGTAAAGGAGAATTTAAAAACATATATGAATGAGTTTAGAATGTTAACTGATGGTGTAAATCTTTTAGATGGATTTATTATAAACATTGGTTTAGATTTTGAAATCAGAGTTTACAGAGATTATAATAAAAGAGAAGTGTTAACAAATTGTATAACCGCTCTTAAAGATTATTTTGAAATAGATAAATGGACATTTAATATGCCAATCAATATTGGTGAAGTTGAAATGTTAATAGGAAATATAGAGGGAGTACAATCCGTAGTTAAAACAGAGTTTAAAAACTTATGTGGAGGTACTTCAGGTTATTCACCAAACGCATATGATATTACTGGAGCAACGAAGAATAAACAAATTTATCCATCGTTAGACCCATCGATATTTGAATTTAAATACCCTGATAGGGATATAAGAGGGAGAGTTGTATAATGTATTATTTTTTAACCGCATCTAAAGACGCTAGTATATTTCT